ATAAAGACAGATTACCAAATGGTAATTATCTTGATAACACTGCTAGTCATTTTGTATTGACTCTTGGAGATAACCCACAGACAGCTTTGATTTCTATGAAATCTACTCAACTTAAAGTTAGTAGAAAGTGGAACTCAATGATGATGGGTATCAAGATGCAAGGTAAAAACGGTTTATTCACACCGCCTACTTATAGCCACATTTATGAACTATCTACCGTTCAGATGTCTAATGACAAAGGAACATGGTTTGGTTGGGATGTATCTAAAGTTGGTCCTGTAACAGACAAAGCTGTATATGATATGGCTAAGTCATTTGCAGAATCAGTGGGTAAAGGTGAGATTGAAGCAAAACCTGAAGCTCAAGAACAAACTAAAAAATCTTTAAATTTATAGTATCCTAGGTAGTGGGCGTCTAAGCGAGAGTGGAAACGCCCACTTTTAATTTATGAATGAAAAGATAAATAAAATTCCTATTAATTATGAAGATTGGCTTGATCTTGGTCACGTGATAATACCCACTGATCAAAAGAAAGCTAGGGTCAGTTGGAAAAAAGATGATTTTAGTTTAACGAAAGAAGAATGGAAAAATAATTATTCAAAAGCACAAATAGCATTAAGGCTAGATAGTCATATTGATTTAGATATAGACAATCCTGTAGTCAGAAGATTTATAACACATTATTTAAAAGATTGTGGAGCAATTTATGGAAGAAGAAATAACCCTAATAGTCACTATCTTTGGAAAGGGTCTTGTGAATTTATACAATACATATTACCGAAAAGTTTTGAAAAAAATTTTAAAAAGTTTCCACATGGCGCAACTCTTTGCGAACTAAGAAGTGGTAAAGAAAGATATACTATCGTTCCAGAATCTCCTTATGATGACAATGGTGAAACAGTAGAGTGGTCTAACTATAATGAGATACACGAATACAGTGGTAACGTAGTTGTGGATGTTAGTAAGATTGCTTTGTCAACTGCTCTTACAATCATATATCCTCCTGCAGGTTCTAGAGATATCTATTGCACAGCAATAGCTGGAGTTTTAATTAAAAACACAGACTGGACAACAGAACAAATAGATAGTTTTGTTTATAACATTGCTATTGAAGCAAACGATACCGAACCAGACGAGCGTAAACAAAAAGGTACAACAGGAAAAAAAGCAGATAAGCTTTATGGTATTCCAAAATTAGCAGAAGTTTTAAATGTAGATAAAAAAGATGTTGCAAAATTATTTAGTTGGATTGGTGTTAAAAACAATAATGAAGAGATACAAGAACACATAGGTGACATAGTAGAATATGGTAGCGATAGATATTTTGTAAAAATTTATTCGATAGAAGACGGAAAGAAAATAGAGAAAGACATAACTATTGAGGGTCCACAGTTGATGAAAAAGAAAGTTTTTTATGATGAAGTAATGAAACAAGCAGCTGTCTATTTACCTTTTATGAAAGAACTTGATTTTGATAAAATGATGATGGCAAAATTTCAAGCCAGAACAAAATCACAAGATTATGATCCTGAGTCTAGTGAAGATGTAAGATTTATAGGATGGTTTGAGTCTTTTATTGATAAGTATAAAGCTTATACAGATAAAAAAGAATTAGCAGATTTTAATATGCCTTATTTTAATATGAAAAATAATAGTTTGGAATTTAATTTAAATAAATTTGACGAGTTTTTAGCTGAAAAAAGAATAACTTTAGCAAGAGTAGATCTTGTTTTAAAATGCAAACGCATTTTAAGAGCTAAAAGATACAGAGGCAAATACAAAGAACAGTCTTGCACTTCTTATAAAATAGATAACTATAATATAAACAAGGATCATTTGATTATAGAAGGAGAGGCACAAGAAATAGAGGAAAGGACAATAACACATGAAACAACCTAAATTTGTATCTGGTCCTCCAGGTACAGGAAAGACTCACATATTTTTAATAGATAAATATAAAGAGTTATTAAAGGACTACGACCCAGAGAAAATAATAATGTTGTCACACACAAAGGTAGCTGCAGAAGAGTTAAGAGATGCAATATTGAAACTGCCAGAGATGAAAGAAAGAGGTTTAAGAAAAAAATTTTTTAAATATAAAATATGTACGATACATGCCTTTTGTAGAAGTAAACTATTAAAAAAAGAATTAATAACTTATGCAGATTATCTTAATCTGTGTGTAGAAAATAGTGGTTTTAAAACACAAAGAGTGACTCAATCAGAATTTGATAATGACAAACATAAATTTTTTAAATTTCTTGGTGATTCTTTTGGACAAGGAAGAACAATAAAAGAGCATTGGAACTCTTTAAAAGAAACCAGTTCTAATTATTACCCTTATAATAATTTTAGAATGATTTATGAAATGAAAGAAGTCTATGATAATTATAAAAAAGTTAATCAAGTGTGTGATTATAATGACATGATAAAAGATTTTATAGATCACGCAGTTGTTCCAGACATAGATGTTTTAATAGTGGATGAGGCTCAAGATAGTAATATACCTCAGTTAAAAGCTTTAGAAAAAATGTCTACAAATGTAAAAGAATATTACATGGTAGGAGATGCGGATCAAACTATCTTTGAATTTGCTGGTGCTAATGCAGATTATTTTCATAAACTTTCTAAAGATGCAGAACAATTAAAACAAGGTTTAAGATGCGGAGAAACAATAAATACATTATGTAAAGAAATAATAAAACCTATATGGGACCATTATGGATATGAAAGAGTTTGGAAACCTGCAAAAAATATTGTTGGAACACATTACTATTTACCGAGTCTTACCACAGACTGTTCGGCTATGAAAACTTTATTAGATAAAATAAAAAATACTAAAGAAACTTTTTTATTTACTTACAGAGGAGTACCTTCTGGAAAATGGGCAAGATCTTTTTTACACTATCATGGAATAGAGTTTTGTCATGTAGGTAGCGACCCTTATGTTTCTAAAAAAGAAATAAGATGTCATAAAACATGGCCCGAATTTGTAAAAGGAAAACAAGTTCCTTTAAAACAAATAAAGGAATTTTGGGATTACATGGGTCAACAAGTTATTGTAAGGGGAAAAGGAGAAGCGACTTTTGAAGATTGGATAAATAAAGATTATTCTATTCATGAGCTAATAGAAAAAAAATATTTACGTCCAGAAAGCCTTGATTTTACTGACTTTTATCACACAAGAATTAAATCAAAAACAAATGAAGAAAAAATTATGTACATAAATAATTTAATAAGAGATGGAGTAGATACAGAAGGGGAAACAAGAGTTTATTATGGAAACATACATAAAGTAAAAGGACAAACTTACGACAATGTAATAGTCGATGAAACTTGTACTAGACGAGAAGACTACTTTACTCAACTAAGATTAAAATATGTAGCATACAGTAGAGGTAGGGTAGATTGTTGGACCGTAGCATCACAAGATAGATACACATTAGGAAAAAAACACGACAATTTTAATTATAATTACTTACAACACTAAGGAAAAAATATGACGGATAAATCTATATTTAAAGGAATGGGTTATAAATCACTAGACAAGCAACACGGCGGGAATCATTACAAACAATTTAGTATACAACCTGCAGAGTTTATAAATGAAAATAAATTTTTATTTGCAGAAGGCAACGCTATAAAGTATATTTGTAGGCATTCTATGAAAGGAAAAGAAGAGGATATTAAGAAAGCAATACACTATTTAGAAATGATATTAGAGAGGGATTATAATGTGTAAGACACCAGAAGATTTAGATTTAAATGGTATAGATACAGTTGCAGTAGACTTAGAAACTTACGATCCTAATTTAAAAACAAAAGGTTCGGGTGCTTTAAGAGGAGATGGTTTTGTGTGTGGAGTTGCAATTGCTACTGAAAAAGAAACTGTGTATTTTAATATTAGTCACTCAGATATAGATATGTCTCTAGATAAAAAAATAAAATTTTGGGAAGCTTTAGATGAAAAATTATTTCAAAATGAAAAGATAACAAAAGTATTTCATAATGCAATGTATGATGTATGTTGGATTAGATCTATTACAGGTAAAAAAATGAAAGGTCGTATTGTGGATACAATGATTGCGGCATCTGTAATCGATGAAAACAGATTTCAATACTCTTTAGATTCTTTATCCAAAGATTTTTTAAAAGAAAGAAAAGGAGGATATGATTTACAAGAAAAAGTTCTTGCTTGGTCTAAAGGAACAATCAAAGATCCGATGAGTAATATGCATAAGTTACCTGCATCTATTGTAAAAGATTATGCTAAACAAGACGTTAATTTAACTTTAAAATTGTGGAAACTTTTTGATAAAAAAATTGACGAAGTATTATACATAAAACCTGAAGACAATGAAAAGAAAACTTCTAGAAATATTTTTGAATTAGAGACAGAATTATTTCCTTGTTTGGTTGACATGAAATTCAAAGGCGTTAAAATTGATGTCCAAAAAGCAAAGGACTTTGGCCAACGTTTAGAAAAACGTAAAAACAATCTAATTAAAATTATTAAAGCTAGAACTGGTATAGATGTACAAATTTGGGCAGCTTCTTCGTTAAAAAATCTTTTAGAAAATCAAGAAATTACAGACTACAAAAAAACACCTAAATCTGGAATGCCACAATTACCAGGAGATTATTTAAGAACACACAAAAATAGATTTTTAAGATTTGTAGCTAAAGCTAGAGAATGTGACAAAGCTAAAAATACTTTTGTAGAAGGGCTATTAGGTTTTGTTCATAATGGAAGAATACATGCAGATATAAATCAAATTAGAGGAGAACATGGAGGAACAGTTACAGGTAGATTTTCTATGAGTAACCCTAACCTTCAACAAATTCCTTCTAAAGGTTATATAGGCAAAAAAATGAGAGAGTTATTTATTCCTGAAACTGGAAGTGATTGGTACAGTTTTGACTATAGTCAACAAGAGCCACGTATTGTTGTGCACTATGCTATTAAATTAGGTATGGATGGAACAGATGATCTAAAAGAAGAGTTTGATAAAGAAGATGCTGATTTTCATCAGATTGTTGCAGACATGGCAAATATACCAAGAAAACAAGCTAAAACAATTAACCTTGGTTTGTTTTATGGGATGGGTAAAATAAAATTACAGAAAGAATTAAATTTAGATCCTAAAAAAGCAAAAACTTTATTTGATACTTACCATTCTAAAGTTCCTTTTGTAAAACAGCTGTCTCAAGATTTATCACAATTTGCAGCTGAAGAAGGTTTGTTATACACACTGGGAGATAGATTTTGTCGATTTGATAAATGGGAAAGTAGAGATAAAGAATGGAACTCTGAAACTAATCGTTTTACTGAAGTAAAACTTCACGCTACAAAAGAAGATGCTATGGATGCTTATAAATTAGAACAAATGGAAAAATATGGAAAATATATAGACCCTACTTGTGAGCATTTTGAAAAACATTATACTAGGGCATTTACATACAAAGCATTAAATAGATTAATACAAGGATCAGCTGCAGATATGACAAAAAAAGCAATGGTTGATTTATATAAAAAAGGTATAGTGCCTCACATACAGATACACGACGAGCTTTGTGTATCAATTAAGGATCAAGAAACACGGACCACGGTTCAAGAAACAATGGAAAAAGCTATTGAACTAGAAATTAATAATAAAGTAGACTGTGAATCTGGACCAAATTGGGGTACAATAAAATGAGGATAAATTATGGCTTATTTAAATGCAAACATACCACCGACTTATGCACAAATAAGAAAGGAGTATCTTTATGATCTTAAAAAACATAAGGGAGAAGTTAGTGACTGTATTATCTTTGGTCTTAGCGCTCTTACAGGGAGGGCTATATTATTTCATGCTATTATGGAAAACGGTGCAATATTTTATCGCTTACCAATTAGCGCGTTTATTCAACAGGGATTTGATGCATCCCGAGTGCCCTCAAGACGACTTGATGAATTACAGCTCTGGAATTGTTTTTCTTATTATCCTGCTGTTCATCGTTGGGATATACTAGACGGACAAGCCGGTAAGTATATAGGAAAAGATAAAAAATGGCACCCTGGAAAATATTTATTTACAGTTGACTTTGCACATCCAGAGTCTAATATACTTGACACTGATCATTCAGAGATTCCGCACGAACACAAGTGCGCTCACATAATTGCACTAGATGATGGTAATTATGCAGCACAACCTAACAATCGATGTATATGGGACATACCTTCTTTTACTGTAAAAGATGATATTCCTGATTGGAAAGTGCAGACCTCTGAGTGGAATGTAGAAGATAGCAGGGCTTGGCGTACAGAAGATACGGATAAGTTTTTCTATGAAATCGAGGAGAAAAAAAATGATTAATAAAATAAAAAGTAAAGCTATGCATTACTGGTCAGACCACAAGATTGAATGTCTTGTAGTTGCTATTTTAGTTGTAGCTTACATAGTTAAGTAATTATTGTGGAAATAGCCAGGATGAACTATTATTTTACAGGTTTATTAATTGTTATGATGGTGCTCCTGGCTTTCTGTGGAGGACCTAGTGTCCAATAAACCACTAAACATTGGAGAAGAAGTCGCTGTGCAAATGCCGATGAAAACGGTTGCAAGTTTAATAGGTTTAGTTGCAATTGGCACCTGGGCTTACTTTGGTTTAATTGAAACTCAAAACTCTCATCACACAAGATTACAATTAATGGAAGCTGATCTTGAAAAGAATACAGAGTTTAGAATCAAATGGCCAAGAGGATTAATGGGTTCATTACCCGCTGATTCTGAGCAGTTCATGCTTATCGAAGATCTGTATAAACAAGTAGAAAAAATGCAACAGACTCAAGAAATGAACATGACAAACAAAGTTAATATAGAATTTATTATGAAACAAATGGACAAAGCATTGAGAGATATTGAAAAATTAAAAGATAAACAACGGGAGTTTGCAAATGGAAACGGTAATTACTAGTGTCGTTGCTCTTTGTATGTTTATAGCAGGCGAATTAAAAGAGCATAGAATACAGCAATCAATGAGTGATTGTTTGAAAGGGAAAAGACTTGCAGAACGTGATATAAATGTTAATGTTCAATATATGTGTGGCAAAGTAAAAGCAGAACTTGAGTCAAACATTGACGGATCAAAGTCTATTAAAAAAATTATTACAGAAAAATGAAGAAAAATTGTAAACAGTGCAAAAAACAATTCGAACCAAAGGACGAATTAGATATGTTTTGTAGCGATGACTGCAAACAAGAAGCTCTCGCAGACCTTGACAATGACAGCGATGAGTGTTTAAGTTGTCAATAATGAGAATACAGACAGAAGTTGTTAATGGTAAGTGTCCTACATGTGATGAGCATACAATGTTAGTTGGAATTACAAATCAATTATATAGATGTATGAATTGTGGTTCTGATTTAGAGCAACATGTTAATGGTAAAATAAGTTATCTACCACACATTACAACACCAGCAGATAAAGACATTCAACCTTTTGTAAAAGAATGGAAAGATGGCTAAACAAAGTTTCAAGTTCTTCACACCCCGTGATAAACCTAAAAAAAGAGGCGCTCGCCAACATAAAAAAAATAAAAATAAATCAGAAAAAAGGCAGAAAAAACAAACTCGTTACAAAGGCCAAGGTAAGGGTTGACAAACATCCTCTAGTATCCTATATATAGGACATGAAAGCAATAAAGGAGAAAACAATGAATAGACCAAGAAGAGATAAAGAACATATGGCAATACGTAGAAAAAATAATTTTGAAGATCGTTATGCAAAAGGCATACACTTTGATATTAGAAATAAAGGTACTTGTTATGTAACAATGCAAACTCATGCAGGTCCATTAGAAGTTTATATAGATTCTATGGATGGTTTGGATGATGCACCACACGTTAGTGCAAGAATACCTGGTAGAAAAGTTAAGGAGATATTTGTAAAATGAAAGAAAAAACA